TTTACGAATCGTAGGAGTTTAAATGGCTAATACTACTTCGGGAACAACAACGTTCGATAAAACTTTTTCTATTGAAGAAATAATAGAAGATGCTTTTGAACGTATTGGATTAAATTCTGTAGCAGGTTATCAACTTAAATCTGCAAGAAGATCTCTTAATATCTTATTTCAAGAATGGGGTAATAGAGGTATTCACTATTGGGAGATAGATGAACTTAATTTAGATTTAATTGAAGGACAGGCAGAATACGATTTTTTTAGATCTAGTGGAGATGGCACAAGTGCTACCTCAACACCTAATGGAATTTATGGAATGTCCGATGTCCTTGAAGCGCAACTAAGATCAAACAGAACTCAAACAACACAGTCGGACTCACCAATGACAAAAGTAGATAGATCTACTTATGCAGGTTTTTCTAACAAGTTATCTAAAGGAACACCTAATCAATATTGGGTAGAAAGATTTATTGATAAAGTTAGAGTGCATGTTTACCCGACACCTGATTCTACAAATGCTTCTAAAGATATGCATTTTTATTATATAAAAAGAATTCAAGATATTGGAGATTATACGAATGCAACAGACGTACCTTTTAGATTTGTTCCTTGTATGACTTCAGGTTTAGCTTTTTATTTAGCACAAAAATATCAACCACAAATGGTGCAAGCTATGAAACTTTACTATGAAGATGAATTAGCAAGAGCATTAGCAGAAGACGGATCGGCTTCTAGCACTTATATTACACCAAAAGCATACTACCCGGGAACATAATGGCAAAATACGCAACAGGAAAACATGCAAAAGCAATTTCTGATCGTTCTGGTATGGAGTTTCCATACAGAGAAATGGTTAGAGAATGGAATGGCTCGTTTGTACATGTATCTGAATTTGAACCAAAACAACCACAATTAGAACCTAAACCTATTTCTGCTGACGGTATTGCATTAAGAAACGTTAGAACTGATAGAACAGAACCCGCTACAACTGTTAGGATACCTGATAATGGTTTTGAAACTTATGAAGCAGGTTCAAGAATTATAAATGTTTTTTCTCCAGGTCATGGTTTAGTTAGTGGAACAACATACAGATTTAGAGGACCACCAACCATATCTTCTGGTAGTTCATTTACATACGCAAACCCAGAAAATTTTGATGGTATTACCGGAGCTAACATTGCAAAGTCTACAGGTTATGCAATTACAACTGGGTTATATAAAAATGATGCAGTTGTAACAACAGACTATTCTACATCTAATTATTTTCATTTTACAGTTGATACAGATACTGCTACAACTGGTAATATAAAAGGAGGAGGTTATGGTTGTTCAGTAGGACCCATAACAATAGAAGCATGATTAAAAAATTTATAAGTTGGATAAAAAATTTGTTTACACCTAAAGAACAAATAGATGCACATGAAGTCATGTTACATCCTAGAGGTTTTTGTAATGAACACAATAAATACAAACACCGTTGTCCTAAATGTAAAGAATTAGCGAGGATAGGATAATGGCAGGTATAAGTTATAGTGGTTTAGTCACACAAATTAGAAATTATACTGAAACAGACTCTAATGTATTAACAACAGATATTTTAGAAAATATTATTTTAAATGCTCAATATAGAATTATGAGAGATGTTCCTATTGATGCAGATAGAAAACAACAAGATGGTAATTTAGTAACCGGGCAATCAACTATTAATGCACCTGGAGGAGCTTTATTTATAAGAGCAATACAAGTTTATGATTCTACATCAGCTGTAACGGGAGCAAATGTATTTTTAGAAAAAAAAGATATTTCATATTTACAAGAATATGTGTCTTCAACAGAATCTTCTAAAAGAGGGCAACCTAAATATTACGCTATGTTTGGAGGAGCTACAGGAGATGGTGATACCAACTCTGGAAGAATGATGTTTGCTCCAGTGCCTGATACAACATACAAATTTAGAGTTCACTATAATAAAATGCCAGCTACCTTAGCTTCAGATAACACAACTAACTATATTAGTCTTAATTTTCCAAATGGCCTACTATACTGTTGTTTATCAGAAACATATGCATTTTTAAAAGGTCCGATAGATATGTTGACATTATATGAAAATAAATATAAACAAGAGGTACAGAAGTTTGCTAACGAGCAAGTTGGTAGAAGACGAAGAGATGACTATACTGATGGCGCTGTTCGTATACCAGTAAACTCAGCAAACCCGTAGGAGATAAATTATGGCAATAACATCTGCAGTATGCACAAGTTTTAAAGTAGAACTTTTAAAAGGAGTTCATAATTTTACAGCAACAACTGGAAATACTTTTAAAATTGCATTATTTACAAGTTCTGCATCTTTAGGAGCTGCTACGACAGCATATTCAACATCAAACGAAATTACAAATTCATCAGGAACGGCGTACACAGCAGGTGGTGCAACTCTAACAAGTGTAACTCCAACGGCATCAAGCACAACAGCTGTTTGTGATTTTTCTGATGTTAGTTATACTGACGCTACGTTTACAGCAAATGGTTGTATGATATACAACGATTCAGCTTCAGGTGATCCTGCATGTGTAATTGTAGCATTTGGTGGAGATAAAACTGTAACATCAGGAACTTTTACAATTCAATTCCCTACAGCAGACGCAACTAACGCAATCATAAGATTAGCCTAAAGGAGTAACGACGGATGTCCGTTACTAGAACATTTACGGTAACGGTAGCCAATCCGGGATCCGGAAATAGGTATTATATTGATTCTGTTTTACAAGCTACTTTAAATTTAGCTGAAGGTGGCACATTTAAATTTGATCAATCAGATAGTTCAAACTCTAATCACCCTTTAAGATTTTCTACGACAAGCAACGGAACACATTCCGGAGGCAGTGAATATACCACTGGCGTGACTACCAATGGAACACCTGGTGAAGCAGGAGCCTACACACAAATTGAAGTAGCAGCATCTGCACCAACTTTATATTATTACTGCACTAATCACTCTAACATGGGTGGACAAGCAAATACAATTAGTGGTGATTCATATGGTGCGTTTGGTTGGAACGTAAATCGTTGGGGTGTTGAGTCAGAAATAATATTAGGTTGGGGCGGCTCAAGTTGGAATGATGGTGAATGGAATGATTTAGGAGATAGAACCATTACCTTAACTGGTCAAGCAGCAACTGTATCACTTGGAGAAATAGACGCTTTTCCTGAACAAGGTTGGGGTAGAGATACTTGGAATTTTGAAGCTTGGGGTATATCAGGATTAACGGTTGAATTAACTGCTCCTGATGCAATGACATCAAATGTAGGTGCTAGTGGTTGGGGTAATGCTTCTTGGGGAGACAATGGTTGGGGAATATTTACATTAAACCCTGCAGACGTGATGGGTTTAACAGGAGTATCTTCTACCTCAAGTGTTGGTTCTGTATCACACGTAATTAGTGCTACGTTTACATTAACAGGAGTTTCTGCAACTTTATCTGTTGGGTCTATAGATCCAACACAAGAGGTTGTGGGTTTAGCTGGTCAAGCAGTAACTTCAGCTGTTGGTTCTTTATCTCCTGCTGATGTAATAGGATTAACAGGAGTTTCTGCAACTTCAAATGTTGGTAGTATTAGTATCGGATCAAGTCCTGTAGTAAATTTATCAGGTCAACAAGCAACTGTGTCTGTTGGATCAATAGATCCTTTAGCTATTGTTCAAGGTTTAACAGGTCAATCAATAACTTCAGCAGTTGGATCTGTTACTGTTGCTGATTTAGTTTTAGGTATATCAGGAGTGCAAACAACTTCAGCTGTAGCTGCATTTGGCACTGCAACTGGCTTTGGAATTCAAGCATATTCTAACGTTGACACTGGTTCAAATTCATCGTATACAAATGTTGCAACTGGATCAAATACAAGTTATAGTGACGCTGCATAGGAGATAAAAATATGGCATCAACATACACACCTTTAGGGGTAGAACTTCAAGCAACTGGTGAAAACGCCGGTACATGGGGAACAAAAACTAATACTAATTTACAGATTATAGAACAAATATCTGGTGGATTTACACAACAAGCAGTTTCAGATTCTGGGGATACAGATTTATCCGTATCTGATGGATCTACTGGTGCAACTTTATCTCACAGAATGATCGAGTTTACAGGATCATTAACTTCAGGAAGAAACGTAACTATACCTATCGATGTTCAAACATTTTATTTTATAAAAAATTCTACAAGTGGATCGCAAAACGTAACGTTTAAATACGTTTCAGGATCTGGAGATACTGTTGCAGTATCACCTTCATCTACTAAAATTGTATTTGCTTCTGCGAATGATGGCACAAATCCAGATATTATTGATATTGGAATGGGTGATGTAACACTTACGGGATCACAAACTTTAACAAACAAAACTTTAACAGCGCCAAAATTTGCAGATGGTGGTTTTATTGCAGATGCAAATGGTAATGAATCAGTTGTATTTGGCACAACTTCATCAGCTGTTAATGAAATTAAAATTACAAATGCGGCTACGGGTAATGATCCGTTAATCGCAGCGAATGGTGGAGATACTAATATTGACTTAGCAATATCACCAAAAGGATCTGGTGAATTAGTTATTGGTACAGGTTCAGCTGCAGCAGCAATTACAACAAGCGGAACGCAAGATTTAGTTTTAGATACAAATTCAGGCACTAACTCTGGTAATATTACAATTACAGATGGAGCAAATGGAAACATAACAATATCTCCTAACGGAAGTGGAGTTGCTCAAGCTGTAGATGCGGGAGATAATACAGCTGCAATTAAAATTGCAGGAAAAGAAACTATATGGGTACCAGCAGTAGCAATGTATGCTAATAGCACAAACGGTGCAGAGGCTGCACAAGTTGAATTATCAAATGGTCCTGAAATAAAAGTTTTAGATTTTGACAAAGACTCTGATGAGTTTGCACAGTTCGCAGTTGCATTTCCTAAATCATGGAATGCAGGAACAGTAACTTTTCAAGCTTTCTTTACAGCAACATCAACAGACACTGGAACTACTGCATGGGGATTATCAGCGGTAGCTTTAGCTGATAGCGGAGACTTAAACACAGCTTTTGGAACACAAGTTGTTGCAACAGCAAAAGCACATAGTGGTACTTCAAATGATTTAGATGTTGCAGCTGAAAGTGGAGCAGTAACAATAGCAGGATCACCTGGTGCAGATGAATATGTTTTCTTTCAAGTATCCAGAGATGTTTCAGCAGATGATTTAAATGCTGACGCTAGATTACTTGGAATTAAATTATTCTTTACTACGAACGCTGCTAACGACGCATAAGGAATAGAATATGAGAGACCATAAAATAAATGTTCTCCAAGGCGGTGTTGGAGGCAAAGGTTCAAAAACAAATAAATCAAGAGGAAAAAATTTTGGTTTCCAAATCTTAGGATTTGGATCTGGAGGAGGTCTTGCGCCTAATCCATTTACAGCAGATTATTTAATGGTTGCCGGTGGTGGTGGCGGAACAGGTCAAATTACAGGTGGCGGCGGAGGCGGAGGATTACTATTTTCTTATTGTAATTCTTGTGCAGCTGGAATTGGTTTTGATGCTGGAACATATGATATAACAATCGGTGGAGCAGGTCCTGGAGGGACAGGAGCTATTCCAACATCTGCTAATGGTGGAAACACTACCATAGCAAGTGGATCTGGAGCTTTAGCTTCAATTTGTAAAACTGCAACAGGTGGTGGATCAGTGGGTTGTGCCCCTGGACCAAGTCCACAAGGAACTCCAGGTGGATCAGGATCTGGTGGTAAATTTCCTGCATCTCCAACAGGTGGTGGAGCAGGTAATACTCCTCCCGTATCAGCACCATTAGGAGGACCACAAGGAAATAATGGTGGTGGAGCAACAGGCGGAGGAGCTGGCGGCGGCGGAGGCGGAGGCCGAGGAGCTGTTGGTCAAACTGCCCCTGGAACACTTGGATCTGCTGTTGGTGGAAATGGCGGAGCTGGTATAGCAAATTCAATTACAGGTTCATCTTTATCTTATGCTGGAGGTGGCGGAGGTGGAGCTTATAATCCTGGAAGTGCAGGATCAGCGTCTCCTTGCGGAACTGGTGGAGCAGGAGTTTCTGGAACCGGTGGTAACGCAGCAGGACCATCTAATGATGGAACTACTAACCGAGGTGGTGGTGGCGGAAGCAATGGTGAAACATCTGCATCTAATAGTAATAGATCAGGAAACGGTGGTTCGGGAGTTGTTATTTTAAGATATCCAAATGCTATTTGTGCATCAGTTACACCTTGTACAAATACTATAGCATGTGCACCAGGTAGTACAAAAGTTGCAACTTTTACAGTAACAGGCACTTTTGTAGTATAAGGTAATATTGACAATCATTTATTAAATGTTATATTTTGTTCATAAAGATATATGAACATAGAAAATTATTATTGGTATTTTCAATCAGCAATCCCAAATCGTATTTGTGATGACATTGCAAGATACGGTAAGCAACTTCAAGATCAAATAGCAGTCACTGGTGGGTTAGGTGCAAAAAAATTAAATCAAAAACAAATTAAAGATTTAAAAAAGAAAAGAGATTCTAATATTGTTTGGATGAATGATAGGTGGGTTTATAAAGAAATACAGCCATATGTTGATCAAGCAAATAAAAATGCGGGATGGAATTTTCAATGGGATTGGTCTGAATCTTGTCAGTTTACAAAATATGAAAAAGGTCAATTTTATGATTGGCACTGTGATAGTTGGGACAAACCTTATTTTAATAAAAATCAACCACAAGATCCACAAAATGGTAAAATTAGAAAACTATCTGTTACAGTTACTTTATCTGATCCTAAAGAATATAAAGGTGGTGAACTAGAATTTGATTTTAGAAATATGGATCCTGATAAAAAACCAAATATTAAAAAATGCACAGAAATATTACCTAAAGGATCTTTAGTTGTATTTCCTTCATTTGTGTGGCATAGAGTATGTCCAGTTAAAAGTGGAGAAAGAAAAAGTTTAGTAATATGGAATTTAGGATGGCCATTCAAGTAATAGATAATTTTTTAGAAAAAGAAGTTTTTAATAATATTAAAAATATTATTTTAGGAGATAATTTTCCTTGGTACTATAATGATTTTATGACAAGAGATCCTGATAATAAATTTTATTTTACCCATACTTTCTATAGAGAACCTGGTGTTGTTAGTGATTGGTTTAACATGTGGTTACCAGTTATTCAAAAACTAGATTGTAAAAGTATTATAAGAATAAAAGCAAATAACTATTGTCCAGTGCATAAAAAAGAACAGAATGAATTTCACAGTGATTATCCTTTTAAACATAAAGGATGTTTATTTTATATAAATAACAATAATGGTGCTACTTACTTTAAAAATAAGACAGTAGAGGCAAAAGCTAATAGAGCAGTACTATTTGATCCAAGTGTTCCTCACGCAAGTAGTTTATGTGATAATCGTAAAAGAAGAGTAACAGTAAATTTTAATTATTTTTAATAAAGTATGAAAAAGAAAAAACAAAAAATAAAAAGCTATCCTGAAAAACTTCAATTGGAACAATATTTTGCAACACCTTTATGGTTTGCTGATGAACCAAGTTTTGTAGAACCATTAAATAAAGTATCTGATAAATATATTGAAGAAGCTAAAAAAAGATTAAAACCAATTATTAATAAACGTAATAAAAAATTTGGCAATAAAGGTGATATGGGTAATGTGTTTCATTCAACTTCTTTAGTTAATGTTCCTGATTTTTTAGAATTACAAAATTACGTTGGAGCAACCTCTCATAACTTACTTGGAGAGATGGGTTTTGACCTAACAAATTTTAGAGTTTACACTACAGAATTATGGGTACAAGAGTTTGCTAAAAAAGGTGCAGGACATCATTCTCTACATACACATTGGAATGGACATATGTCTGGTTTTTATTTTTTAAAATGCAGTGACAAAACATCTTTACCTGTTTTTGAAGATCCAAGACCAGGCAATCTTATGAATCTGTTACCAGAAAAAGATAAAACAAAAGTAACATACGCATCTTCACAAATTAATTATAAAATTAAACCAGGTAGAATAATATTTTTTCCATCATATTTACCTCATCAATATGTTGTTGATATGGGTTATGATACTTTTCGATTTATACATTTTAACTGTCAAGCTATACCTAAAGGAGCAATAAATGTCGTTTAAAAAAAATAAATATACAGTGTTAAAAAAAGCTATCTCTCCTGAGTTAGCTGCATTTATCTACAAATATTTTTTAAATAAACGAAACGTTGCTAGTTTTTTATTTGATACTAAATACATATCACCGTTTACAGAATACTGGGGCGTTTGGAATGATGAACAAGTCCCAAATACTTATTCACATTATAGTGATCTAGCTATGGAGACTTTATTACAAGAAGTAAAACCTGTTATGGAAAAACATACAGGTATTAAACTAAGCCCTACTTATTCTTACGCAAGAATATATAAAAATGGAGACATCTTAGCCAGACATAAAGACAGGTATTCATGTGAAATATCTACTACGTTAAATCTTGGTGGTGATCCATGGCCTATCTATCTAGACCCAACTGGAAAAAAAGGTCAAGCTGGTATTAAAGTAGATCTTAAACCAGGAGATATGTTGATATACTCAGGTTGTGATCTTGAACATTGGAGAGAAGAATTTAAAGGTAAACATTGTGGACAGGTGTTTTTACATTATAACAAAGCTAATTCTAAACAAGCTAAAGAAAACTATCTTGATAAAAGACCTTTATTAGGTCTTCCTGCTTGGTTTAAAGGTATGAAGTTGACTAAAAATAAAAAGTAATATATATTTATGACTCTTTAATTGGAGATTTAAAATGGCACATTTTTCAGAATTAGACGAAAACAACGTTGTAAAAAGAGTGGTAGTTGTAGGAAATGATATTCCTACTGCAGCCGGTCCACTAGGGGAAAACGATATGCATGTAGATGGTGAAGCATGGTGTCAAAAATTTTTTAAAGGTGGAACTTGGAAACAAACCTCTTATAATGCTAATTTTAGAAAACATTATGGTGGTAAAGGTTTTACTTATGATGCTGAAAAAGACATGTTTATCAGTCCTCAGCCTTTTACATCATACACACTAGATTCAAATGGCGATTGGCAACCACCTCTAGCTAAACCAACTATTGTAAACGATGGTGAAGATCCTGTTGTATGGGAGTATTTAATTGTTTGGAATGAGGATAAATATCAAGCTGATAATAATACAGGTTGGGAAGCAAGAAAATCAAACGATTTTAAAGAATCAAGAACTGTGTACAATTGGAACGGCACAGCCTGGATCTCTGAGTAATATAACACTACCAAAAAATTAAAAACCTTATATAGTGACACATTATGCTACAAAAAATAGGTTTTCAGCCAGGTATAAATAAACAGATCACACCTACAGGAGCAGAAGGTCAGTGGGTAGATTGTGATAATGTAAGATTTAGATATGGCACTCCAGAAAAAATAGGTGGCTGGAATCAATTAGGTAATGTTAATGAAAATGAGTTAACAGGAGCAGGACGTGGTCTACATCACTATGTTAATAGTTTAGGTAGAAGATACGCAATTATTGGTACAAATAGAATTTTATATGCTTTTTCTGGTGGTGTATTTTATGACATACATCCTATTAAATCTACAACAACGCTTACAAGTGCATTTAGCACGACTAATGGATCACCGACTGTTACAATAAGTTTTTCAAGCGGTCACGGTATAAACCCACAAGATATTATTTTATTAGATAATTTTACTACAATAACAAATTCTAATTTTGGTGCTTCAGATTTTGATAACAAAAAATTTATGGTAACCTCTGTTCCAACAACTACAACACTTACAATTACAATGCCGTCAAATGAAACAGGATCTGGTGCAACTACATCAGGTGGAATTAGAGTTCAACATTATTATACTGTAGGTTCAGCTGTTCAAGAAAAAGGTTTTGGTTGGGGACTAGGGTCTTGGGGTGGAGAAGCTTCAAACGCAGTAACTACAACTTTAAATGGAGCTTTAGGTGATAATGCATTTGGAACAGGTGGATCTGGAACCTCTATCACTTTAGCAGATGCTACTCAATTTCCAAGCACAGGAACTAATTTTATAAAAGTAGGAACAGAAGAAATATCTTACACAGGAGTTACAGGCGGAACTACTTTAACTGGTATTACTAGAGCAGTTAGAGGAACCACAAGAGCTGCACACAGTGATGGTGCAACAGTAACTAATACTACAGATTTCGTTGCATGGGGAGAAGCAGCATCTGGTGACTTAGTGCTAGAACCTGGAATGTGGTCATTAGATAATTTTGGTGACAAAGCTATTTGTCTTATTCACGATGGTGCTGTATTCGAATGGAATTCTGGTTTATCAAATGCAACAGAAACAAGAGCAACAATTATATCTGGTGCACCAACTGCATCACGTCACATGGTTGTATCAACACCAGATCGTCACTTAGTATTTTTTGGAACCGAAACAACTATTGGTGATCCAGCAACACAAGACGACATGTTTATAAGATTTTCTGACCAAGAAGATATTAATACTTATACACCTACAGCAACCAATACCGCTGGTACACAAAGACTGGCTGATGGATCACAGATCAGAGGAGCCATTAGAGGTCGTGATGCAATTTATGTTTGGACTGATACTGCATTGTTCACTCAACGTTTTGTTGGTCAACCATTTACATTTGCTTTTTCACAAGTTGGAACTAACTGTGGACTCGCAGGACAAAACGCATGTGTTGAAGTTGATGGTGCTGCTTATTGGATGTCAGAGAATGGTTTTTTTAGATATGCTGGTAGATTAGAATCATTACCGTGTTTGGTGGAAGATCATGTGTATGATGACATAAATATTGAATCTGGTAATCAAATGATATCTGCTGGATTAAATAATTTGTTTGGTGAAGTTATGTGGTTTTATCCTAGCTCAACATCTTCTGTCGTAAATAAAATGGTTTGTTATAACTATTTTGATTCATCACCACAAAGACCAGTATGGACAATTGGTACATTAGCTAGAACAATGTGGCAAGATTCAGCCGTATTTAGTTTACCACATGCATTAGAATATGATGCATCAACAGATACTTCTTTTGATGTTATTGGTAATACGGAAGGTAGAACAAGTTACTATGAACACGAAACAGGTACAGATCAAAATAGAAATGGTACTATCACTGCTATCGCTGCAAATATAACATCAGGAGATTTTGACATTACAGCTCAAAGAACTTCACGAGGTCAACAAACAGGTGTTGCAACATTTAGCGGAGACGGTGAATTTTTAATGAAGATAAGAAGATTTATACCTGATTTTATATCTCAAACTGGAACAACAAGAATAACTTTAGAGTTAAGAAATTTTCCTAACGAAACAGCTGCAAGCTCATCATTAGGTCCTTTTGATATAACTTCATCTACCTTAAAAATAGACACGCGTGCAAGAGCAAGATCTATTGCATTAAAAATAGAAAATACAGCAGCTAGTCAAAGTTGGAAACTAGGAACTTTTAGATTAGATACACAACCAGACGGAAGAAGATAATGCCATTAAATAAAAAAGGTAAAAAAATAATGAAATCTATGAAAAAACAATATGGTGAAAAACGTGGTAAACAAGTGTTTTATGCATCAGTAAATAAGAAAAAAATTAAAGGAGTTAAAAAAACATAATGGCAAAGATAGTACAAGTATTAACAAGACCTTCACAAGAATATGATTACACAGTTGCAGAAGCTCAAACTAGAGATATAGATGGTATTATAGTAAAATTAAATACTACGTATCAACAAGAATTAAAAGATGAGGTAGAAGCTCAAAACTTCTTTTTAAATTAATGGCAAATAGTTTTATAAATAAAAAAACAGATTTAACAACTACAGGTTTAACTACACTATATACTGTGCCAAGTGCAAAAACAGCTGTAGTAAAATCGTTGCTAGTATCCGAGGATGCTGGATCAGGGACCACGATAACAGTTACTTTAGTAGACGCTAGTTCCAACATATTTAGTTTGTTTAAGGATAAAGCTATAGGATCTAAAGCAACAACAGAACTTTTAACCAACCCTCTTGTAATGGAGGAAAGTGAGGTATTAAAGGTACAAGCTGCTGACGCGAACGAGCTGCACGTCATAGCCTCTATATTAGAAATACAGCCAAGAGAGGTAACAACATAATGCAAGAAATAAAACCAGAAAAGATAATAGAAATAATTAAAAATAAAAAAACAGGCGAAGAATATAAGGATGATTCTGAATGGAAAGCAAAAGGTATATCTCCTGATGACATTCAAAGAGATGTTACTGTAGTAATGCCTAGTCTTGATTTTTTAAGTAAAACAAAATAGAATAGTACAATGGCCATAACTAGAGCACAACAAGCAAAACAGATGTTACGAGAGGGCGGACGTACCGAACTTAAAAAAGGCGGTCGGCAAGACCCTATGGGAGGAAGAGAAGATTTTACAGCAGCAGAAATAAGAGCAGCAGATCCTATTGGATTTGGTGGCGGTTTAACAGGTCCTAGTTTTCAAGGAGGAGGTGGAGATGATAGACCACCACCAGAAAAACCAAAACCTCCAAAAATAACAGTAACTGATAGATTTGTTCCACCAACATTAAGAGGATTAGACTATGTTGGAAAAAAACTTAAAGACTCTAGATTAGGTAGATTTTTAAATACAATACAAAGAGAAAAGTATTTAGAACAAATAAAAGAAGAAGATGAAAAACTTTATCAAGAAACTGTAGATGATTTAGCAAAACTAGGTTATGCAGAAAGAGATGTAGAACTTTTTGGACCTAAAGATAAATATGCTGGAAGAGATATAGAAAAATTTTCTGATTTATATGAAGATCAAGCTAAATCAATTTTAAATACTGTAAGAGATAGTAAGGACGGAAGTGTTGGTACTTTATACGATGATTATCTAGATGAAATTACAAATAGATTTAATCCAGACAATAAAGATGGACCAGATGATCCTTGTAAAGGACCTAACCCACCAGCATATTGTTTTGTAGGTATAAGATCAGCAAGTGCTGTAACACCAGAAACAGAAGAAGAAGAGGATGTTGGTTTATATAGAAGATTTAGAGCTAATGGTGGTAGGATAGGATTTTTTAAAGGTGCACAGGCAGATGCTAGTGCAGGTAAAGGAGCCATGTCTCCTGGAACAGATACAAGTGGAGGATTTAGAGGTGGAGACGACGGACCTAAAGGACCAAGTGATGGTGGCGGTGGTGGCGGTAAAGGACCGGTTATAAAAGAAAAACCACCTGTTAATATTGTAAAAGAAAAAAGTAATGTTCAAAAAATTATGGATATTTTTGGTTTAGGTAGTGATAATAATCCTGAGGATGTTAGTTTAGGTACAGGTTTAGCAGAAAAAGCTAAAAAAGATATTATTACAAATAAAGAAGAAAAACAAAGTGGTTTGAGCGAAGCAGAACAAGCGTTAAGAGAACAAGGACTTTTGGCCATTGGTGGTCGAGTTGGTCTTATGGAAGGCGGCATGCCTTACGAAGGTGGGATCATGGATCTTGAATCAGCAAGACAAATGTATAGTCTAGGTAAACTTGTTAAAAAAGTTACACGTGGTGTTAAGAAGATAGCTAAATCACCAATAGGTAAAGCTGCAATAATAGCGGCCGGTGGATATTATTTAGGTGGTGGTAATTTATTTGGATTACAAAGAGCTGGTATGACAGGATTTAAATTTGCAAATATACCTGGATTTATAGGAGCTAAAAATTTTATAATGGGTTCACCAATAGGAACTAAAACAGCTGGAGATGCTGTAGCTAGATCTGGAGGTCTTTTAGATCTTATAGGTGGTAAAGTAGGTGCAACTATATTAGGAACATCGGTCGTAGCAGGATTGTTGTCACCAAAACAAGAAGAGGAAGCACAAAGAATATCTGATGAAACTGGTATTGATATTGAAGTAATAAGAGCTAATCCTGATCAATTTTTAGCAAGAAGATTTAAAGCAGAAGGTGGTTCTATGAAAGAGCCAGTAGCTACAAAAACTTTACCATTATTAGATATGGGTGGTAAAGAGATGGATTTAAGAGCTGAAGGTGGGTTTGTACCAATAGGACGTATGGAGAAGGCAGATGATGTCCCTGCAAGATTATCCAAGAATGAGTTTGTATTTACAGCTGACGCTGTAAGAAATGCAGGCGAAGGAGATGTAGACAAAGGCGCAGAAGTTATGTATAACATGATGAAGAACCTCGAAGCCGGAGGTGAAGTATCTGAAGAATCGCAAGGCTTAGAAGGCGCAAGACGAATGTTTCAAACATCACAAAGATTAGAGGAAGTAATATAATGGCTGTTCAAACAACACAAACTTTACCAGCGCAATTTGTTCAAGATCTAGGAAAAGATCTAGCAACACAGGTTACGGCACAAACAGGTGTTCCTGTAGTATCAACAGGACTTGCTGGTATATCACAACAAGCAGGTGAAACTGCTGATGATTTTAAAGCAAGGCAAGACGCTGCAAGAGCATTTACAACAAGACAACAAAGTTTAGCAGGACTTGCACCACAAGTAGCAGGTCAAGATGCATTGCAACAACAGGCACAAACATTAGCACAACAAGGTGTAGGATCTTTTCAACCGTTTTTACAACAAGCACAAACACAAGCAACATTAGCTTCTGGTTTAGGAACACAGGCTCTCGGACAATTAGGTGGAGTTGGAACTGGAGCAACAGCATTTCAACAGGGCGTACAAGATTTTATGTCCCCTTTTCAATCACAAGTTATTGATGCTACATTAGCAGAATTTGATCGTAGTACTGCACAAAAAGAACAGCAGATAAGAGATCAACAAGCAAGTTTGGGTGTGCTCGGCGCTGGACGAGCGGGCGTACAACTCGCCGAGT